TTCATTTTCTTCCAAATCCTTCAATGCTAAATTTTTTGGCTGATAGTTAATGTCATGGATTGCTTTTTGTTGCAACATACTTGATATTGTCAAAAAATTATATCCAAACTTATTCTCAAAGAATAAAAATGTTGGTGACAATTTATCATTAACTGCTTTCTTTGAGCACCAATCTAAACACTCAAAGGGCGTTTTGTTTGGTAAAACAACAGTTCTTATTCCTTTGGATTGTTCCATCAAGAATAATCCATCAGAATTTACCAACAAATAATTTTTTAAAATATCAAGAGCGACATTGGTATAAGTGTCCCGATACGATTTTGATATTTTGATTTGCTGTGATAAGATAAATTCATCCGAAACAAAATGTAGAACATAAAGTTCCGTGCTCATATTTACAGTTTTTCTTGAACTTTGTTTATAAACTCTAAATGATTTTTTAATCGTAGCTTCATTTTCAGTTTTTCCCATATCAATCAAAAGAATTTCTGATCCATCAAACGATAGTTTATTTGATAATCCTTTTGCATCTCGTATGAGAATAGTACCAGTCATGCATGGATTGAATACGCTATCAAAGATATTTAATTCTTCAAACATACCCGTTAAATCAATAACACCTAATTTAGTTGCTAATGATAAACCATTTGGCTTAACTGTATATTGTGTTGTCTGTAAAACACGGTTATCAGACATTGCTGATTACCCCAATAAATTCTTGATCCACTGTGGAAACAAACTCATTCTTTAAAATTTTTATAATTCTTTTAGCATCATTTTCTTCAACTTCATAATCATAGAAAGACATTCTAGTTTTTGTGATTGATACTGTTAGCGTATTTCCGTCTGATAGTGTATAGCTTGCACTTTCTTCCACAAGATTGTTATAGTCTTCTTCGGTTATTTGTAACTTGTCTACCGTTTTTTCTCCAGTAACAGAAAATAGTCTTGTTTCAATTTTATAGAAAGAATGATTGTTGAGTATGGCCCATTCTAATCCATCTCTTTCTCTGCCAGTTTCAAAAATTAATTGCTCATCATTAGTTACCGATGCGTTGACGGAAACTGTCAATCCTGTGCCTGCTCCAGTTATATTTGATGTAGCAACTGTGCCGGATGGTAGAATTAAATAAGAACCAACATTTGCTGTAGCGATACTCAATGAAACAACATTACCTGTTCCATCGGTGGTTACTGTTGCATTTGCTTTGGCACCAAATACTGTTCCGCCTTGAACTTGAATAATGTTTCCGTTAGCATATCCTGAACCATCGTTAACAACATTCAATGATGTAATCGTAGAAATTGCTTCAGTAACAAAAAGATTACCTTCTTCATCAGCCATTTCAAAAGTTTCTGTTATCCAACTATCTGCATATTTTGCCCGAATAACTTCATTCAAAACTCTTTGTTCAACTGGCCAATCTGTCTTAACATCAAAGATGTTATTCATCTTCAAAATGATCCAATGTTTCTCAGATGCTCCATAAAATTTATTTGCGACAATTTCTGGTGTTTCGCCATCAGGCACGGTGTACTGATAGTATGCAATAGAATTTTCCGTAAGATTTCCATCAAACGAAAAACTAGCAGTTAAATTTGTAACTGTATCAAGAGAATTTGAACCTTCTAAATTATAGATGGTTTTGGGAAAGTATCTAAAGTATTTTGCCATTATGTTGGAGGTGGATAAAGGGCTTTTAGAAGGGCATCATTTTCGGCTTGAGTTGCGCCGCCGTATGTTCTATCTCCAGGACTAAAGTCTTGAAAATTAAATTTGGTCATAATTTCTGTTTCCTTGAATGATAGATCCATTCTAATTGCAGTTGGCATACCAGTTGCGCCTAGTTGCGGAGAGTTATCACCCGGAGTTTCAAAAGTATGAAAACCATTTGGTGCATAATCCATATCTATTGACGTTAAGACACAAGTTGAAATTGTTGGTATATTTGGATTGATTTGTCCGTTATAATAAAATTCAATGTCAAATTCAGATGGCGGAACCAAAAAATAACCAGCCGATCCAGATTTAACTTCTGGTGCTTGGTGAAACTTCAATCGTTTAATTAATTTTTGTACTTCAAGTGCTTCTTGCTCACTTCTGGGATAAAACATAAAAGAGAATCTAAATTCTCTAAAACTTGGAGTTGTGTAAATTAATTCTAATTGAGGATTTTGTGTAAGTCCTGTTGCACCAATAAATGCGGCTGTGGCTGCTTTTGGTGAATCTATTAATTTATTAGCCAAAAGTCCTGATGCAATTTTCTGGAGCAAAAAAGGAGATAAGTTTCTGCCTCTTTGATTTGGATCTACTCCGCCCTCTAAGCCGACTTTTCCAAAAGCTCCCAACAAAGCTGCCGTTTCTGAACCCAAATCTAAATCAGAATATCCTTGAGTGTGAGTAAAATTTAAAGTATTCGGCATATACAATGCGATACTATCGGTAGTTCTTTTTGTTCTTCTCAAAAAATTAACATTATTTAGGGAACCAAATGCTTCACCAGCACCTTGGGCAGCTCCTGTAACAACACCAACAATATCCGAAGATTTCACACCGAAGGCATTTAATGTATTTGTAACAGTATTATTTATACCTTTACTTACTGAAATTGCTTTTTCAGCGAAGTCACCCGAAATATTATCTCTTAGACTTTCAACCCCAATTTGTCCCAATTTTTGTGCCGCGCCTACAACAGAATTCAAAGTTCCACCAAGATTAGTTGAATTGGTTTGTCCAAAAAGACCTTGTCTATTTTTTTGTATTTGCGACCTAGTATCTGAAGCAAATTCGTAAGAATATTCAGTTTTGTCTTGGACTTGAATATGAATAACCATATAATGTCCTTTGTCTACTGATCCAATATCAATTGGATATCTCAGTAAATTTGTACCAAATTTTTCATTTGGCAAAGGTGCGATTGTTCTAGCGGCTTGCTCTTTATAAGTTATATCGGATAAGGTGAAAAGTGCCATGTTGATCCTGAAGTTTTACTACATATTTATATGTCTTATGGAACTAATTCTTACAAAGGTAAGTTTACCCCACAAAACCCGAAAAAATATAACGGCAATCCAGATAACATAATCTATAGGTCATCCTGGGAATTGCGTTGTATGAAGTGGTTTGACGATAATCCGAACATCATCTGGTGGTCATCGGAAGAATTGGCTATTCCTTACTACAGTCCAGTTGACAAACGAATGCATCGTTACTTTCCAGATTTCATCATCAAAGTCAAAAGAAAAGATGATACCATTATGACTTATGTAGTTGAGGTGAAACCAGAAGCCCAGACCAAAAAACCAACACAAAAGCGTAAGACCAAGAATTTTCTAAGAGAATCTATTACCTATGTTGTCAATCAAATGAAGTGGAAAGCAGCCGATGAATTCTGTCACGCACACGGGTGGCAATTTAAAATAGTTACGGAAAAAGATTTAGGCATTTAAACCGTAATAAATACATTTATGGCTTACTTAATGGACAGAATCAATCAGCAGTTGCAAAAGACTGGTTATACGGCTCGTAGTAGACAAGCCCGTGATTGGTTGCGTTCCAAAGTTGGTGATTTAAAACCAACGCCTCAAAAATTAATGCAGGACCGTGAGAGACAGACAACCTCACATTTTATTGGTCACATGTACTATTTTTATTATGATCCGAAAACGAAGGATAAGTTGCCATATTACGACAAGTTCCCATTGGTTCTACCAATACAACTATACCCAGACGGTTTTCTAGGGCTGAATTTACATTACATTCACCCAAAGCAACGTATCATTCTTTTGGATAAATTGAGCGAACATGCCACCGATAATCGCTTTGATGCACAAACCAAGCTAAGATTAAATTATCAAATGCTGGCTGCATTCTCAAAAGCGTATGAGGCGACACCTTGCATTAAGAGATATCTAGGTTCTCATGTGCAATCTAGATTTGTTGAAATTCCAGCTGATGAATGGGACATTGCCGCCCTATTGCCGGTTGAACAATTTGAAAAGGCAACAAAGAACAAAGTCTGGGCCGATTCTAGGAAAAAATTCTAATGTCATTTTTACCCCAATTATTTTTAGCTAACATAAAAGCTAAAGAAGGCTTAGCCCGTCCAAGTCGTTTCCAAGTTATATTACCGATACCACAATACATTAGCAAGTTTGTTGAGAATGGTTTGCTTGAGCAAATCTTAAATCTGCCAAACTCAATTTTCTCTGATGTTACCGCAAGAGTACTTGGCGGAGAACAAACTCGTTCTTACAATTCATCTATTTCCAGATATCTAGCACTTCAATGTGAGAGCGCTTCATTACCCGGAAAAACTCTACAGACGGCTGATGTTGATATTTACGGACCAGGATTCAAAGTTCCATACAAAGCACAATATGATGACGGAATACAATTGACTTGGATTTGCACAAACGAATTCTATGAGAGAAAACTATTTGACCGTTGGTTAGAAGCAATCGTACCTAACGACACAAACAATGCTAGATTTCCTAAGGGCAAAGAAACATACTACATGACAAACATTAAGATTGTTCAGTATGATGATTTCATTAAACAGATTTATGCTGTAGAATTATTTGATGCTTTTCCTATTGGAATTTCAGCACAACCATTAGCTTGGTCAGATGATGGCTTTCATAGATTGACTGTCAATTTTGCTT